CCGTGGCGCTGGCGATGGCATAAGCCGCCGAATACGCTGACTCATTGAGAATCGACCAGATCGGCTTGGCCCCGCGCAACCCATAGATAGTGTCGACCAGATCAAAACAACCTGCGACTTCGCCGCCAGGGCTGTCGATATCCAGGACGATCGCCTCTACTGCTGGGTCGTCAAGTGCGGCGAACAGGTTTTGGCGGATGCCGTCATACCCCGTCATGCCCGACCAAGGACGCAACGAGCCAAGCTTCTGGACTAACGTTCCCTGAACAGGGATAACCGCAACCGGACCCGCCATGTCGTAGCCGTTTCGCGGGTTGCGCCCCGGTTCGGCGAAACCGTATTCGTCATCCTCCATTGCGAGAGGCACTGGGGTGCCGCTCAGGCGAACCATCTGGCCCACGCCAAGACGGTCTGCCAGTGCGGCGATGATGACTTCTGCTTTTCGTTCATGCAAAAGCAGTGGCGTATTGAATACGCGTTGTGCGAGCCGCGATAGGATGTGGCTCATTGGGCCTCCGGTGGTGTTGCTTGCTCTTGTGCTGGCGCTCCGTTATTCCATTGAGGAATCGGGAGGCCGAGTTCAATAAACTTCGCGCGCTCGACGGCACGCTGAGCAACCTTATCTCGCCAGTTGCCGCCTGCCAGCTCGGAAACTTCGTCTTCGAGAGTCGACAGCGCCGCATCCATGCCAAGAATTGCGCCAGCCTTTTCCTTCTCAGGATCGACGAATCCTCGACCGGGACCTTGGAACTTCGCACGCGCATATGCGACACGGCATTCCATGAAATCTGGAGCGCCAGCCGGCATGTCGTAATCGTCGACCTCCATCGATTCCTCGAGGAAGCAGCAATAGATCGGCTGCGCGAATCCGTATGCGAAGTTGGTGCGACGCCGATGAAACGTCTTCCACACCTCAAGCATCGCTGCGCGATAGGACGAGTAGTTCACGTCCGACCAGTTCTGGCTGATCATCTGTGCTGATGTGCCCGTGCCGGCCGCGACATTGCGCAACATGGCATTCTCAAATCCTTCGAAATTTCCATTCGGCCGGCTGGGCGCGGCAAAACCCATCTTCTCGCCGGGATACAGGTGAGAGATTCCGACATGCCCCATCCGCAAGCCGCGCTCTTTGTGATACAGGGCGCGTTCTTCCTGATACTTGCTGACCTTCTCAGTGCCTTGGAGGGCTTCCTCGACGAGTTCGCCATCGAATGGGCTCTCGATGTACGCTGCAAAGAACGAATTGATGATCGCAGCATCAAGCTCCGTGCCGTCGTACTTGATCAACATCTTCAACCGCTGAAGGACAGGTGCTAGAAGGCCAGCGCCGCCGCGGTGCTGTGCGGCGCGGTCATGATCGAAGTCATGAATGATGATCGGGCGCCCCCACGATGTCTCGCGGGGAATGCGATCCCAAACCATGCTCTTGCCAGCGCTAAACCAGTCACCCTGGTGGGCGCGGCGAATCATGTACGCAACAGCCGCGCCGTCCTCATCCACCTCAACCCCGCCGCGCAGCGTCTGCTGGTCAAAATTGAGCTGCGGATTCGACAGACGATCCGGGTCAAGAATCTGGATCGCAGTGGCGTATCGTGCGCGACCTGGGCCAACACGCTCAGGCCGCCAGTGCGACATCGCCAGCGCGTCGCCGTCAATGCACTTGTGGCGAAACGCGAGCGCGCTCTGTTGCGGAATGGTCAGATTGCGCTGGGTATCGCAATACCGGCCAGGGTCATATGCCCACGTACGATAGTTCGCCTCGATTTGCTGGCCGAACTCATCCGCCCAGACGTGATCGAAAGCCTTGATACCCGTCATGGCGCGAAGTGCTTGCCAGTCCGGCTTTGCAACAGGATGGAAGTCGGCGCCAATAACGTTGTCTAGCGTGCGCGTGACAGCGGCGGATGCCCATCCGTCGTTCCGTACCACGTCCCGGATTCGGGACACGATACGGTCGCGGTACATATTGAGCTCGCCATCAGGCGACCACAAGTACGGCTGCCAGTCTCCGAGATGGGGGCCAAATACATCCGCAGCATCGTAGGGCGTGTGACTTCCACCCGTCATCATTGACGCCCGCTGGGGCGCCTTTTGTTCAAACGGCTTCCCGCGCGAGTCCAGAATTTGTACGGGATTTTCCATTTAATTGAAGTTGCCGATCGACAAGCGCCGACGCGCCCTATGAATGATTCCCAACTTCTGCTGAAGCAGGCTGATGTCCATCTGCAGTCGCACAAGGTCAGCTTCGCGATAAGTGACGGACTTTGCGCCGTCACCCTGCGAATAACTGGCCTGTACGATCTGCGATCCTGAGACGAGTTGATCGTATGCAGCAAGCAGCGCCGTCAAGCGCGCCTGCAAGTCCGCGTTACTGCGGCCGTCGTAGACGCCCATAAGGAACCTCTGTTATGCGAGTTTGCTGGTACGCGATCGTGGAGTTGAACCCTGTTCGCCAACCTTGATGGATGGGCCGCGCTCGGCCGGCTCCTCTTTAATCGCTGCATCGGGCTGCGCCGGCGTCCACGTGTTGCTCGCACCGTCGAACTTGAGCGGCGTCGAAACTTCGTCGACCTTCTTATTCAGCCTAAAACCGAAGTGCGACAGACCGCAAAGCGCGGCATAGGCATAGACGCGGCAATCAAGCGCCTCGTTTGCCTTTCCGTTAGGAAGTTCCCAGACGCGATAGCGATGACCGCCGGACGTTTTAAGCACCGATACTTCCGCGGTAAGTTGCGCGAAGTAGCCGACGTCACGATCAGCCGGAAAGTGCATATATCCCGGCCCAGGCTCTTCGTATCGAAGTCGGGCGTAGATCACATCTTTCGCTGCGTTGGTTCCGATGATCACTGGCTTGAACGACGCTTTATTCCGATTACTGGGACGCTTCGTCGGCCATACGGGCGTTCTGGCGCCACTCCGCTCGGATGCACCCTTGATCGCCCAGATGCGGCGATTCAGGCGAGCCTTAGCAAACTCATAGACCTTCTGGGTGTTGTGACCGCCTGAGTCGATACAGGCCGCCATCACTTCGAATGGCATGCCGTCGTACCGATACCAAGTCCGCTTGAGATACTCGTCGACCTTCTCCCACACGGCCGGCGTTTCTGGGTCGCCCTCGATGACATGGTGATCGATCGACCAGGATTCTTCGTTTCTTCCCCAGCCAACAGTTTCGAGTTCGACGCGATCAGGCTGAACGTCAGCGCCAACAGTGACCGCGCCGACCCCTTGCGGGACCTCGGACGGCCACACTTCGCAGCGGGCGAGCAGGGCATCGGGACTGGTCCCTTTGCCGACGTGACGTCGGTAGGGGAGGCCCATTTGCGTGTTCCACCACGCCTGCAACTGTTCTTCATCGCCTTGCGCGGCAATCCACTTGCCAGCAATGTCGGACGGCTTATCCTTGCTCCAAGGGCTATACAGCTTCGAAGCCTGAAAGCCGGCATGCTCGCCTTCGACGCCGCGCGCGCCACACGTTGGGCAGTGGGCGTAATAGACGGCATGGCGATCGCTTTGCGACCACCGCCAGACCTTATCGACCGCACCTTCGTCCCGCTCCTGCCAGGCGATGTCGTAATCAGTCTGCGGCACATGCCGATGCCCGCAGCATTCGAACGGACGCGTCTGATGCCAACGCGTCGTATCCAATGCACGGAGACGCTCACCTTCGGACCAGGCTGCGCCGCAGCACTCGCAGATGATTCTTGCTGTCTTGGTGCGGTGTGTGAGCGTATTGCCTTGTGCGTCTTTATCCTTCTCCCACTGGATGTGCTTGAAGAAATCGAGGAACTGACGGTGATCGCAGTGCGGGCAGGCTACCGATGCCCGGCGTTGATCCGAATCGTTGTAGCTTTTCTCGATACGGCTCTCGCCAGCATAGGTCGGCGAGCATGCCCGAACAGAGAGCCAGTTCACGCCGAACGATGCAGTCCGCTCCTCAGCAATGAAGATTGAGTCGCCCTCTTTCAGCGGCGGGTACTTGTCGATCTCGTCCGCGAGGATGACGCGAATCGGACGGCGCGCCAGGTTGTCAGGACTGCCGGCGCTCACCAGCGCAAGAAAGCCGCCGGGGAACGCCTTGTAGCCTAGCGTGTCATCGCTATTGCGCGACTTGCTCGCACTCATGATCTCGCGGAGCACGGGAGTGCTACGGATCAACGGGGCAATACGTTCCTTGCTGAATGCCTCGGCCGCATCGTCCTTCGGCTGAATCAGCAGAATAGGGCACGCGTCGAGATGCGCGAAGTACCCGAAGATGTTTTCGAGCAGCGCCGTCTTCAGCATCTGCGTGCTCACCATGACGGTGATCACGTGGATGCCCGGTTCCGTGACGGCCATCATCGGGCCGCGCGCAGCCTCAACAGTGGAGGTGCGCCATTTACCCGAAGTGCTGCCGGCTTCTTTTGCCAGCTTTCGGTAACGGTCAGCCCATTCGGGAATGCTGATGCGTGGGGGCGGCGTCCACCCGCGGCGAAAGTCTCGCGCGAGTCCTTCAGCTTTGTGATCCGTCGAAGTGAGCATCCGGCTCGCCGAGGTCAGCGATTTGTATGTGGACGTGCTCAATCAATACCTCGGTTACTCGATCGGCCTCCAGCCCCAGATCGGCGGCAATTTTGGGGCCGACGCGCATCGGCCAGTTCATCCAGGAATCACGCGCTGCGCGGGCGCAATCGAAAAGCACCGTGCGCGCGACAGTCAGGTCAACAAGTGATCCCGACTTCTGTTCGTACTCGAGTTGCTTAAGGAGCGCGTTGAAGTTTTCCTTGATGCGGATCGCTTCGGCCAGATCATTCGTTGCGCCCATCGCCATGACGATCTTTGCGGCGGCCTCGGTGGGCGTATCGTTCTCGTCGACGATCGGTTCGGTGCGGACACTCTCACTGCGGACATTCTTTGCGGACACTTTCGAAATGTCCGCACTGTCCGCAACCGCCTTACTCGATCTGATTGGACGACGCCAGCCAGACGAAACTAAAGCCGGGTCCAGCCTGCCGTCCGCGTCGGGCTTGAGTTTCCCGGAAGCTACCGCGCGGCGAACCTGCTTCTCATCGCAATCGGCCAGCTTCGCAAACTCGCGCTGCGTAACGTGGGGTGCGGACACTTTTTAGAACTCGTGGCTGGTTAGAAAACACGGCGCGCAATGCC